AATGGTCAGTGGATGGAATTCGATATGGCATTTATCAATAAAATACTACCTCAAAGAGCCGGTATAAAGCGAGATTTCTCAGAACTTAGAATAGTATGGGATGAAGCTCATGCAGGCAATATGGGGTGGAATAAGCACGGAAACTTCACACACTTCGATGCATGGCAGGAAGAACATTATACTAAAGGATTCCGTACTAGATTTAATGGAGATCCGATACGCCGTGATGATGGTAAATTAGATACAGAGATAAATGATGTTCCATACGAAAAAGGATTATCTAAACCATTACAATCATTTAAAGATAGAAATAACTAATCGATAGTTTTTACTATCTATATTTATATTAAAAGAAATAATTATGTTTAAACTTACATCTTTATTATTAGAACAAACTTCTAAATCTAGAATTTTATTTGTCGGAAACTACCAATTAGGTAATGCTGGTAGTTTTGCAAAACAATTGTTAAGAAATGGCGAAGTTTCTGGAGATATTGTATCTAAATATAAGGCAACGACTGAATATATACAAAAACGTGCTGGTACATTATTAAATAATAAAACATATGAATCTGTAATATTATTAGTTCATCCTAGTGATTTTGGTGTATCTGATGCTAAACGTAATACTCAGGATATTACTCCAGGTTATAATTACATAATAGATTTAGCTAATAGTAAAAATATTCCAGTTACGGTTATATTGATATCATCATTATATACTACTAGTGATGAAATAAAAGAAATGGACGGTTGGGCTAGTAATATAGATGGGTCAATTTTAAATTTCACTCGTAGATTTAAATCTCCTAAAAATTTCACAGACACATATAATTTATCAAAATCGTCAAATGATGTTATTAAATCTAGTTTAGCAAATACATTAAAATCATTGAATATTACATCAACAGATTCAAAAGCAGAACCTATAGATACTGCAGATTCAGATTCTGCAACTGCAGATGTTGACGATAATGCTATTGATATTGATTCACCACCTGGCGATAGACTAAAAGCATCTAGAAGAAAACGTCCTGGTAATGTTAGAGAATTTATTAATAATTTTAAAGACATCGCACAAGATCATCAAACTAAATATGGTATTCCTGCTAGTATTACATTAGCACAAGGCGCATTAGAAAGCGGATGGGGTAATTCGTACTTATCTAGTACCGGTAATAATTACTTTGGAATAAAATGTCATAGTTGGTCTGGTGGTAAAATATATGCCGATGACGATGCTAAAGGTGAATGTTTTAGAAAATATGACACGCCGGAAGAATCATTCGAAGACCATGCAGTATTTTTAAAACAAAATGGTAGATATAAATCATTATTCAAAACTAAAGATTATTTAGAATGGGCATATGGCTTACAAGCTGCGGGATATGCAACTTCAAAATCATATGCAACTTCTTTAATAAACTTAATTGAAACATATAATTTAAATGAGTGGGATGACCAACAATCTGATGATGCATCTGAACCAAAGGAAAGAATTAAATTAACTAGTTTACTAGGAAGAAAATTAAATGTATATTCTCCATTTGGTATGCGTAAAAGCGGTATGCATAGCGGTATTGATTATTCACCAATGCCAACCGGATCTAAAATATATATATTAATGCCAGGTACGGTTAGAGTAGCTGGTAATGTTGATCCAAATGGGTGGGGTAATACAATTATGGTCGATCATGAAGATGGTAGTACTACATTATATGCGCATTTAAGTAGCGTCGATGTATCAAAAGGTGATCAGGTAGAAGCTAATATGTTTATTGGTAAAACAGGTGGTAAAATTGGAACTCCAGGTAGGGGTAATTCAGAAGGGGAACATTTGCATTGGGAATATCACCCAGGTGGTTATGTTGGTAAACAAAGTGCTGCGGATGGAGAATCTGCAGCTAATAAATATTTTAAAATAGTATAAAAAGGAAAATTTAGGATAATTATGAAATCGAAAAAACTAGAAAATAGTCAGTATTTTCAAAAAATTCTAGCAGAAGAAACTGAAAAAGCGGTTAATTTGTATAAAAAGTATGTTGAAAGACAAAAAAAACAAAAAAATCAAGTTAAAAAATAAATTTATTTATAATGTTAAAATTTAACAGAATAATTCGTGTAGAAACTATACAAGAGTCTGGGTTAATCCGCGCGGAATACTTAAATTTAGAACATATAACGCGGTTATACGTTGAAGATGATAACGTTATAATAGAATTACTAGGTAATGTTAAACTTAAACTAACTGTTAGTAATCTAGATTCAGTGTTTGAGAGATTTTTTACATGAAAATATTAAAATGTCATATTTATATTAAATAAAAAAGGTTTATATGACATCAAATGAAATTTATGAAGAAATGGTTTCTCATTGGACGCAGTTCGTTGAGAATCACGAAAGGTTTACTGACAAACAAGTTAAAGCAGCTGGCGTAAGAGCTAGAAAATCTATTAATGAACTTAAGAAGTTAATTGGTAAATACAGATCGACACAGGTAGCTGAATCAAAAGTCGAAAAATAACACGAAAATAAGCCATGTCTAATTTAGATAATATTTTAAAAAATAGAATAAATATATTAATGGAGCAAGCAGGTTCTCGAGAACTAAATAACGCTCCATCGCAATCCGGCAATTTACCATTTACTCCTGCAGAAAAGAAGTTTTTAGGTAAATTTGATGCATATGGAACAAAGCATCTAGGTGTAATATATTCTATTAGTGACATAGGCATTCGTGAATTTATTACAAGAAGTGGAATTTTTTTAAATCTTACGACCGGAATACTATTAAAACTATTACGAAAAAAAATAATACGAATAGTTCATTATACAGGATATGGTCGTAATGATGATTATACTATAGAATTAAAATTAAGTTTAGATTCTATTAAAGGTTGGGGTGCCGAAGAACAAGAAGCAGCAGAGAAAAAACAGCCAGCAGCTGGCGGCGGATCAACTGAACCGGTAGCACCGGATAGTTCCGGCACCTCAGTTCCACCTCCAATACCATAAATATAAATTTGGATTTATTAAATTATTTTCATATAATTATTAAAAAAACCAAATTAATTATTTTAAATTAAAAAGTTATGTATTACGCAGCAAAGGTACAATTATCAACTGAGGTTGATACACCAAAAGGTGTAAAAATTAAGAAAACAACAGAAGCTTATCTAGTCGAGGCACTATCAGTCACTGAGGCAGAAGCAAAAGTTATCAATGATTTTCATGGTTATACGTTCGATTTTGAGGTAAAATCGGTAACTGCGAGTAAAATTATTAAACTTATTGACTAATGGCTTGGACCGCAGGAGATACGGTTATTGTAACCCAAGAGGGTGTTAATCGCGTAGGTGTTATTCTAGATAAATTTCTAGTTAATAAACAAACAATGTATGATATTTTATTAGAAAGTCGATCAGCTATAACCATGGTTAATTCGTCCCCTAATAATAAAACATATATTAACAAGTCTCTTACTAAATTGTTATGTGATTCTGATGTAATTGAAACAACAATTCCATATGCTGAATTAGTTGCTAATGATGATTTACCAATTGTTAGAGCATAAATAGTTATTAAAAATTAAAAAAATGAGAAACAGTATTAATCAACCATGGGCGATTTCCGAAAAATATTCAAATCGTTATGGTGAACTTTGGACTAATTTGGATTTTCAAATTAATGAGCAAATTACAACCAAACAATTTAAATCAGACCCAATGAATACGGAAGTTGGGTTACTTCATATTGATAATAGAGCATTAGATATGAAATTTAAAGATATTTTAGGCTATGCTAAATCTATAGAAGAAATGTTTAATACAATTCGTGAATTAGGAAGTTATGCACCAGCATTAAACGAATTTGCTATTAAAGGTAGAGTATTTCAATTGAAAAAACATGAAGTTAGCAAATTAGCAACTACTTTAAACGATGCCATTCAGGTAGTATCCCGTAAATACGAATTAGGATTATATTTATAATAAAAATTAAACCTATATGAATACCTATATATACTATAATAAATTAGACACAAAACAGGAACCTATAGGTCGTGTAACTGCAACGAGTTTGCAAACCGCACGGGAACAGATTGCATATATAAAAAGATTATCAATTGATGATATTGATGACTTATATGCAATACAACAACTAAACTGATATGGATTCATTGTATGACAAAGTCCGAATTAATTATTCAGAATATGAATATTTTAAAGGATTGAATGAGTCAGGCAAAGTTAATTTTTTAATGCAGTTATTTGACCAAGCATTGGTTGCATCAAAAGGAATTGACTTATCTGCATTCTTTCAAGGTTTAATTGATTCTGAGCCTGATGAAGAAAAACATATTGAGACCATATATGAGTCTCCAAAATATGAAAATGATCCTAATCGGGTTGATGTTTTAATTGATGAAAATAACATCATGATTGAATCTAATAGTTTACGAGCAATCAAACATGTTGCTTATAAATTTATAGAATCTGGATATATACTACAGCGAGACTTAGAAACCGAAAAAATGTTTAAACGGGATAAGATTACTAAGTATATACGTATATTTTTAGTTATAGATCAAATTAGTAATATTTGCACAAACTAATGTCTGAAGATAAAATACCTGCTAATATAATTAGCAAATTTGAAAAACAACTATTTAAGCCGGGTGATGCAGTTTGCTTCACCTGGTTCAATGTAAAACGATACGGTTATGTCACGAGATATAAACAAGTTAATTGGGGTATTCAATATACCGTTAAATTGGATAAAATGTCATATCCTTGCGGTATGCAAATTGATGAATGGAAAACTAAATACCGCACAGGACTTATCCAATACACAGAAACAAAACAACTTGGATCCGAACAGATTGCAGAACTTGCAACAAGCACAAGACCAATGTACGAAACAGTCACTTTCGTCCCAACCACAAACACCGAACTCGAATCAACACAAAGCGAAACTAGCGTTGATTCAAAAAATGTTAAACTCTCGCGAAATGCAAAAAGAAAAAGCAAACAAGATGTTGGAGTACTCGGAGACCATGATACCATTGATAACTCAGAAATATCAAAACGTACCAAAAGAAGAAACGTCGACGAGAATGCTAATGAATCTAGCATTGATGGAATGTCTGCAAATGTCGAGCAAAGCAGAACGAGACCTAAAAAAGTTATAAGTGATACCTTAGAACAAGCAATTCAAAAACAACGAGACTTTTTATCAGGATTTACAAAAAAAGATTAAGATTTGGTTGGATTTAGATGAATTATTTCTTATATTTATAGTATATAAGATAAGAGATAATAATTTAAATTTAAGAGTTATGAAAAAGTTAGTTTTAAGCATCGGTTTAGTAGTTGCATCTTCTTTAATTGGATTTTCGCAAAATAGTAATAAATTAATTAATAATATTTTATCTGGTAACTATGAAACGGTTATATCTGAAACTAGATCATCAGATTTTACTAGTGTCGTATTATATATAGATAATAGATCTGTCATATATGACAAATTTACACCCGGTTTGTTTTTACATCAACGACCGCTTAAAAATGCGCCTATAAGTTTAAATGAATCAGATTTAGTAAATGAATTAACAAAAATAAAAAACTTTATTGGTTTAAATAGTTTAAATGATTTAAACAAATCTACATCAATTGATACATTAATGTGGATTCATAATCATGATGATTTTAAAATTGTACAAGGTGTCGGCGATATTACCATGCACATGTGCACAAAAATGTATTATTTCAATAAAACAGAAAATGATAAAACAACTAGTTGTCAAATAGTAGTTTCATATACTGATAATAAATTAACTTATATTGGGTTAGCATTTCACAATAGCGGAATTTATAGATAACAAGAAAGAAGGGGTCGTTGACCCCTTTTTTTTTATCTTAAACTTTAGATGATTGATTTTGTTTATTTAATTTATCTTGTTGTAGTTTTTCTCGATATGCAGGATCTGCATTGATTTTTGCAGCATTTAATGGCAATCCTAATATAATTCGACAAGCATTATATATCATATTTACAGAACGGCCGTCTATATATCCACCAGATTTGTGATCTAATGCTAAAAACTCCATATAATCCAGGTTTGCAATATTAAAACATACTCTGAGTATTTTGCTAGTATTATCTGCTATCATTTGTGCAGCAGGTGAAAAATCTTTTTGAAGTTGATTTCTAGCATACATCAAAGCTCTAACTGTTTCTTCAACAGTATTTTGAGTTGGTGAATCACCAAATAATGTCTTAGCTATATAATATACGGCATCAATTGATGTCCTATTGCCCGAATCATAGTTTTTATTATTTAATATGAAACCTTCATGGGTTATTGCAATTTTATCCGGCCGTTTACCAGTTGCCTGTACTGGACTGTTAAATGTTAACCATCCAGACATCGTATCAGGTGGGGTTGTTGCTGGTGTAAAATTTGCCCACATTGTACGTACGGTACCGGAACTTTTATTCGAAGTATTATTAATGATGAATTTTATATCTGTTCCTGGTACAGTAAATGCAGATGGATCGTCTTCTATATTTTCTTGCTCATGTATTTGTTCTAAGTTTTTAACATTATTAGATGTTAAGTTTTTAGCACCAAACCGAAGCATATTCTCTGCTAAATTAATTTTCATGTATTTGTTTCCTTTGTGGTTTCTTTGTAATAAATATCAACAAAATAAAAAACATCATTCATTTTGAATTGTGAAATTAATTTCTTATATTAGTAAAAAATAAAAGTTATGATAAGATATGGTTATGCGTGTATTAATATGCACCTTTCAGAAAACAACATCCGCACAGGTCGCACCATGATTGACCGCAAGTTCAAATTAGGTGGTTTGCAATTAGCATCTGATATTTCGTTAGCTAATGCTAAGGATCTTATAACTATATTCAAATGGAACGAGCAGAATGGCATTCGTTTATTTCGTTTAGGTAGTGAATTGTTTCCTCGCTGGAATCATTATCGTTTAGAAGATTTGCCAGGTATAGATGAAATTACTCGCCATCTCCGTGCTGCTGGTGACTTTGCTCGAGCGCATGGTCATCGCATCACTACGCATCCTGGCCCATTCAATATCTTAGGTAGTCCTGATGCTAGAGTCGTTGATAATGCTATTATTAGTTTAGAACGACACGCTGAATTGTTTGACCTCATGGGTTATGCTCCTAGTTATGAAAACAAGATCAATATTCATATTGGTGCTACTTACAATGATAAGCCAGGCACGATTGCTCGTTGGCTTCATAACTATGATCGTTTATCTGATTCTCTAAAGGCTCGGTTAGTTATAGAAAATGACGACAAGGCTTCTATGTATTCGGTACGAGATTTATACACGATGGTACATAGCGAGATTGGTATTCCGATTACATTTGACTATTGGCACCACACTTTCAATACTGGTGATATATCTGAACAAGAAGCTTTCTTCATGGCCCGCGAGACTTGGCAACGTCACGGTGTTACTCAATGTACTCATTACAGCGAATCTCGTCGCCATGAAAGTCAACGTCTTATCGAAAACATATGTGCTAAACATAATATAGCAATCGAAGATTTACCAAAGTGGCCAACCTTTAACAAAATGTATACTGAATTTAGCAAGATCAAGGCACCAGCTCATGCCGATTATATTTTGCAATTACCTAACACATATGGTGTTGCAGATTTAGATATCGTGGTTGAGGCTAAGGCAAAAGAGCAGTCTTTAATAAAGATAGGAGTAGAGTGTTGTCAGGTAGGAAACCGTCAATTAATTCTATAATATAATAATAAATAGTATATATTAATATTTATATATATAAATTAATAATAAATATAATAATAAATAAAAAACAAACCGTTATGGCAAATTACCGTTACAAAGCAAAAATTACTGATGATGTAATTGACGCAACTGATATCTTAAAAAGTTTACACCGATCGGTGCATGAAAACAAAATTGATAAACCGTCTGCATTGCACAACATCGAAACTGCAATTAAAAAGTTAGAATCTGCAAAATATTATATCGACCGCGAATAATATGGCAAAGAAACTAGGAAGTAAAACTACAGCTCGTGGATATAAAAAATTACAATGTAAATATTGTGATAATATCTGCGACCGAGTAGACATTAACGCTGACGCAATTACATGTAGTATTTGTGTCCAAAAAATGACCGAAGGTGTAGTATTAGAACCACGTAAAAAATAGTTATGTTAGAAGCAGAAAAAATCAAAGAGAATTGGGAACGGTATCGCGAAATTGTTAATACTAGTTTTCCTACACGCAAAGATGCATTAAATAAAATGTATGATGAATTAGAAGACCGAATGGTATTTATGCCAGCTTCGTCAATGGAACATTTTCACAACGCATTTTCAGGAGGTTACGTAGATCATATACTTCGTGTAATTGAATGTACAGAAGCATTGTATTTTACTTGGACATCACAAGGTGCTGATATGTCAGGTTATACAAAGGAAGAAATGTTATTTGCAGCTATGCATCATGATTTAGGTAAAGTAGGGTTTCCAGGAGATGGTAATGAAGTATATCAGGTAGAAACATCAGATTGGCATCGTAAAAATCAAGGTAAGTTATATAAAACTAATGCAAATATTCCTTTTGCAATGGTACCTGATCTTTCGATTTGGTTATTGCAAGAATATGGAGTTAAAGTATCTTGGAATGAATATCAAGCTATTAAGATCCATGACGGTATGTATGATGATGCAAATAAGCCTTATTTCGTTGCTAGATCAGCTCAAGCAAAATTAAAAACAAATTTACCAGTTATTTTACACCACGCAGATCATATGGCATCTATTATAGAATATGAGCGATGGAGAAATGGTAAACTTTCAACCCCAGTTGCGGATAAAAGTAAAATACAAAAATCTAACGCATTAAAAAATTTATCAGAAAATAATCCAGACGTCGGAACTGCGATTGCTGATATATTTAGTGCATTTAACGTAGAATAATTATGATTGGATCAATAATATTAATACTATTGTTAACTGCGGCAGCAACGTATTTAACATTTAGAGCATGGGGTATAGCCGGTGCATTATCGGATGCTCAAGAATACATTGAAGAATTAGAATTAACTAATGAATTCATGTATGGACAAATTGTCGATGCTTACGAAAAAATGCAAGAAATAGATCGTTTAGGAGCATTTGAGAAAGATGATGAAGCTGGTACTACGTTTCAAATGTTAAATCAAGTAATAATAACACTTAAAACACAATTTGATGGTGAAGAAAGCCAAGAAAAGTAATATATATTTTACAAAAATAACCGAATTGGCTATTATTGGTTATAATAAAACAGATAATCCAATTCGACGAGAAAGGATATATAGAAGATTTATATATCCAGCATTTATGAAGTTAGCAGAAAATACTATTAATAAAATTAAACCAGATTATATTCATTCTACATTTGGTGATTTACAAACTGATTTAGTTACGCATTTAACTCAAGGTTTGTCTAAATTTAATTCTAAAAATGGAAAAGCATATTCTTATTATACAAGATCATCATTTAATTATTTAATAGGCGAAAATGATAAAGCATATAAAAAATTAAAGAAAGATGCAATTGAATTAGACATCGATGAACAACGAAACGTATTAATTGAAGAACATAATTCTGAAATGCGTTTAGTATTAAAAGAATTCATGGATGCGTATATAGAATATTGTTATGATAATTTAAATTTTATTTTTACAAAACAAGAAGACATTCAAGTTGCCGATTCATTACTTCACATATTCGAATCTCGAGAAGTAATTGAAGATTTTAACAAAAAAGCATTGTATATATTTGTTCGCGAAAGAACAGGCTTAATTACTAATAACATTACGAGAGTAGTTAAAGTATTAAAAGACATATACGAAATCAATTTTAAAAAGTACGAACGTAATAACTTCATAAATTTGCCGTTTTAATATTTATATGTAAAAGAACATATGGATAAAGACTCGGAATTATTTAAAAATATATCATTTGCTGATTTAATGTCTGACGTGTATCATAATAGTAAAAAGATGGCACGTCAGATTAATCAGCTAATCAATCAGTTGCAGCCATTAATTAAAAATGCTTCCGACGCAACTGTAATTGTTCCATTAATTAAAGAATATCTAGACGTAGCAGTTAAAAACGATGACCAATTGGTTAAGTTAACTGCTATTGTTCAACGATACATTTCAACTAAACAGACGATATCTGGCGATGATGGTTTATTAAGCGCTGAAGAAAAAGAAGAATTATTGCGTATTGCAGATTCTACGTTTTCTACAGAATTAGAATCTGAAATTACTAAATTAAATTCTGAAGCTGCTACAATTAAAGAAACTATTCTTAAACGAGATGAACAATGAATAATGAAGCAAATGTAAATAATATTAATCTGTGTGTAGCTGAAGTTATTGATTCTGCACCATTAGATACGTATAAGTATAGTCAAAATTATTATAATTTATTTTCTATTACGGCACGAATCGATGGGTATGTGAATAAGCCGGTAATAACTGCTAAGCCAGCAAATGCCAACATGAAAAAAATACCATTAATTGGAGAAATGATTTTATTATTCCAATTAAAAAGTAGTGTACCATCAAATGAAACGTATGGACAAAATCAATGGTATTATTTAACAACGATAGACATTGTTTCATCAGTTAATCACAATGTATTAACCGGATATACCAGCAACGAAGAACAACAACAACAAGTTGGTAAATCTTTTACTGAAAAATCAATTTCACCAATTCAACCATATGAAGGTGATGTTATTCTAGAGGGTAGATTTGGTAATAGTATTCGTTTTAGCAGCATCGTGCAAGGAGGATCATTATACACAATATCACAACAAAGCAAAATTAGTGGAGAACCTGGCGATCCTATAATTATGTTATCTAATGGTCGTAACAATAAACCAGCAAAAGAATTTATACATGAAGACATCCAATTAGATGCATCTAGTTTGTATTTAACATCTAAACAATCAATACCTGGATTAAAATTAAGTTATCCATTAACAAAGGGTGGTCCAGCTGCGTCATTTAATAAGTCTCAATTAATCGGTGTAGCAGATCGAATTGTATTGTCTGCAAAAACCGATGTTGCGGTAATTGATGCTAAATTAGGAATTGAAATTAATTCGTCTGATATCAGATTTGGCCAATCTACTACCAAAGAACCTATGTTACAAAGCACAGCTGTTTTAGAATTATTACAGATTATCATACGAACAATTCAATGTGGGTTTAAAGATTCTAGTGGTATAATTTGTACACCAATAAATAAAGAATTAAACAATACCGGAAATATTACTAAATTATTTAAAGAATCTATTAACAAAAGAATGTTAATGGATGTCTGGAAAGCATAAGTTATGGCGTTAGGAACAGGAATTCCGGCAAAGGCAGTAGAAAAAATTATACCACTATTAGTTAAACAAATGAAAGGTTTGAGTAAACTAATTGGTAAATTAAAACAATCAATTGCTTCAATACCACCGGGAGCTAAATGTAATGATCCTTCTATTAAACAATTAAAAAAGAATCTAGAAAAACTAAAAAAATTAATTGCTAATATACGTAAAATTTTAAAAAGTTTAGATAAGATTAGAAAAGCTATTAATATTGCTGCGGGTATCGCAGCTGCAATTTCTATTGTACAATTAATTATTCCATTACCACCATTTGCACCACCAGGCCCGATTGCTAAATTAATAAAAATTGTAGGTGATCTAGCTTCTAACTGTAAATCTGCGGTACTAGCATTAGCAGGAATATTAGCTGCAGCTGATTTAATAATATCATTAGCCGATGTTGTTTTAGCTGATGCACTAAAGGAAATTAGTAATAAATGTCCAAATGAAGCAATTCAAGCAAATGCAAGTACAGCTCAAAAAATTGCGGATGATGTTAATCAAAATTTAATTGACCAAGGAGTAATAGATTCAAATTCAATATCTAATAACAGCGGAATTAATGGAAATGGAGATTTAGCAGGTGCTGATGGTGCAATAACTTCAGTTGACAAAAATCGTGGTGTTGTTGCGTCACCTAGATCTGCTAATATATTTACAAAAGTACCATCGGTTACGGATGGTAATGGGAATGGCGCTTCTTTTGATATAACTATAATTAACAATCAATATTCATCAATTAACGTTAATGATGCTGGATCTGGGTATGAAGAAAATGATCAGATAATTATTAGAGGTAATTTATTAGGAGGTACTAGTCCAGCAAATGATTTATCTTTGAGTGCAACGGGAGTATACCAACAATCAACAAATGGATTAATATCTAGATTAGGTCAATATGATAGTATATTTTATACTAAGTATAATGTAGATGGCGAAGATTTAGTAAAATTGGAAGATGATGTTAATGATTTAGTTGATGAAGCTAGAAATATATTAACTAACTTAATAGAAGCGCCATCTAGAGCATATATTGAATTTACGCCACCATCTGCTAAGGTTGGTTATGAAGGTGATTATTATATAGATTTAACTAATCAACTTGTATATGGACCAAAACCGTCTGATGAATCGTGGGGACAAGGATCAATTTATTAAAACTATAATATTTATAATAAATAATAATATAATACATTATGAATTCAAAACAGTTAATAGGTTTGTTAAAACAAGCAGTACGAGAGGTTGTTAAAGAAGAATTAACAGAAATTCTTCGCGAAGGTTTACAATCTACAATTACGGAGATGAAACAGCCTAAGTTTAATGCAACTAAACAAACGTCGAAATCCGAAACAGTACGTGTTGCACCAAAAATGGTTTCAGAATCTGGTAAGAAATCTAAAGTACAATTTACTGACAATAAATGGGCATCGATTCTCAATCAAACAGATATGCTAGTAGAATCAAGTACTACTAGTTATTCTGATTTAATGAATGATGAATATGAAACTATGAGTTTTAATTCACGCGATGCACAAGGATTTGGTATGACTCGTCAAAATGCAAAATCTACCACATCATCTCCTGCGGTAATGGAAGATCCGGAAACTGGTAAGGTATATGAAGTGGCACCAGAAGTGCAACAAGCATTAACACGTGATTATTCGGCATTAATGTCGGCTATAAATAAAAAGAAAGGCTAATTCATGGGATATGAAATAATATCGTCAGCTGACGCAGTTACTGATAGTAATGCAATATATGGTATCGATTTTAAATTCAATACGTCTGGTGTATTTGAACCGATGAAAACAACAATTAAACAAGTACGTGCTAATTTAAAAAATTTATTATTAACACAACTTGGCGAACGATATTTTTTGCCCGAATTTGGATCTGAACTTCTAGAAGTATTATTTCAGCCAAATACCGATGAATTAAAACCTATTATACAAGATATAATATTTCGTTCCGTACAAAAATGGCTGCCATATTTAGGTGTTAATGTTGATATTACTACTGCAGATGATGACCCTAGATTAACAGATGCGGTTCGTGTTACGGTTCGCGGGTTTGTAGATGATCTTACATTAGATCCAATCGTAATATTTGCATCACCAGATGGATTAACAGTAACCGGGGATAGTAATTAATATAGACAATTATCATGGCAAACACAATAAAAGATATTTCATATTTATCAAAAGACTTCGGTCAGTTTAGAAAAAACTTAATAGATTTTACTAAACAATATTTTCCAACTACATATACAGATTTTAATGAATCATCACCTGGTATGTTATTTTTGGAAATGGCTTCATACATTGGAGATGTTTTAAGTTATTACGCTGATAATAATTTAAAAGAATCATTTTTACATCAAGCAGAAGAACGAGGAAATATATTTGATATAGCAAGGATGTTAGGATATAGCGTAAAAAACGTAGTACCAGCATCCGTAACATTAGATATATTTCAATTAATACCAGCAATTGGATCGGGAAATAATGTACGACCAGATTATGATTATGCATTATCTATAAAACCAGGTATGATTGTTAAACAACAATCTGGTCCTGCAAAATTTAGAGCATTAGATTCTGTTAATTTTGAGTTTTCATCATCATTTTCTCCAACTGAGGTTACGGTATATGAAGTTGATGATGTTACTAAATTACCTATTTATTATTTATTAAAGAAACAGGTTAAGGCTATTTCTGGTGATGTCAAATCGACTACGTTTTCATTTACAGAACCAATACCATATGATAAAGTAGCTTTAACTGATAGTAATATAACAGAAATAATTTCTATTACCGAATCTGATGGTGATTCGTGGTACGAAGTTCCATATTTAGCACAAGATAGTATATTTGAATCTATACCAAATTTAGTAGAGAATGATCCAGAATTATCACAATTTAGATCATCATCTCCAAGTTTATTAAAATTAAGAAAAACATCGAAACGATTTGTAACTAGATTACGTAGTGATGGAAAAATGGAAATACAATTTGGTTCTGGTATATCTGATAATAATGATGAAGAAATAATACCAAACCCAGATAATGTTGGAAATGGTTTAGCTGGATTTAGAAGAGATATTGATTTAGATATTGATCCGTCAAATTTTTTATATACAAGAACATATGGACAAGCACCGTCAAATACTACATTAACTATTACATATGCGGTTGGTAATGGTATTTCTGATAATGTATTATCTGGAACATTAACTGAAATTGATAAAATTAATTTCATTGAAGATATCAATTCTACAACCGCGATTCCTATGGTTAATTTTGTTAAACAGTCAATAACTGTTAATAATTCTACACCAGCTGTAGGAGCAAAAACAGTAGATTCTGCGGAAGATGTAAAAAATAGTGCAATGGCAAATTTTGCAACTCAAAATCGATTAGTAACACGTGAAGATTATATTATACGTTGTTATTCAATGCCTTCCAAATTTGGAAGTATCGCAAAAGCATATATTGTACCAGATGATCAATTAACTCAAAATACGAGAGATAGAATTGCAAATCCGTTAGCAATGAATTTATATGTTTTAGGTTATAATGAAAATAAACAATTAGTTGATTTAAACCAAGCAATTAAAGAAAATTTAAAAACATATTTAGGAAATTATCGTATGTTAACAGATGCAGTAAATATTAAAGATGCATTTGTTATTAATATTGGTATTGAATTTCAAATTACTATATTACCTAACTATAATGGTAATGATGTTTTGCTTCGTTGTATCAATGAATTAAAAAAATATTTTAATATTGATAAATGGCAAATTAACCAACCCGTATTAACATATGATGTTATTAATATAATAGGAAATATAAAAGGAGTTCAATCTGTTATGAATGTTACATATAAAAATTTATATGATGCTGATAAAGGATATTCTGGTAATGCTTATAATTTAGTTTCTGCAACAAAAAAGGGAATAATTTATCCTAGTTTAGATCCTAGTATTTTTGAAGTTAAGTTTCCAAATTCAGATATCACAGGACAAGTCGTAACTTATTAATTCCTTATATTTATAATAGAAATAGTTACCTCGATATTCGGGGTAACGTTCTTATATAAGGAAACAACAATGTTTAGAATATTCTATTCACAAAAAGATGCAATATTATATGAAGGAATACCTGAAACAAATACAGGTATTGATGAAGTTTTAGAAATCGGTAAACGATATGGTACAGATGGCGAAACATTAAAAAAATCCAGATCTGTTATCAAATTTGATATGAATGAAATATCTGGGTCTTTATCTAAATATAATAAATCAGTTAATGATTGCAAATTCTTATTAAAATTATATACAACGAATGCAACTTCACTGCCTACTAGTTATACCATAACTACAAATGTACTAGGACAAGATTGGGATAATGGTACTGGGTATTTAAATTCTGAAAATATTATAGAAAATGGTGTAACATGGAATTATGCTAAATCTGGATCTAATTGGATTTCTGGTAGTCAGAATATACAATTCGGTAGTAGTTCATTTTATATAGTAGGATCGGGTAAAGGTGGTAGTTGGTTATCTGGATCTTCTAACACTGCTACATATTATGATCAAACGTTTTCTATAGAAAATGGATTTATTAATAATGTTTCTGAATCATTACAACCTACTGATATACATATCAATGTAACAGATGCTGTAAAAATGTGGATTTCTGGTAGTGGCGGTCAATCTATTGCAAATCATGGATTTTTATTAAGATTTTCTGATGCTGATGAGTCAAATGGTAATGTACTAGGATATATACGTTATTTTAGTAGAGATAGTCATACGGTATATGTCCCTAGATTAATAATGTACTGGGATAACAGCACATTTACAACAGGATCTCTTACTGCAGTAAATACTGAATCATATATAACATACTGCAATATAAAAGAACAATATAAAGATAATGAGGTTGCAAAGATTAGAATTTATTCGAGAGATAAATATCCTAGAAAATCTCCAACTAATTTATTTCCATATCAAACAGTAAAATATTTGCCTAGCGCTTCATATTACACAGTATTAGATGCCGCTACAGATGAAACGATAATTCCATATGATAATATTTATACTAAAATAAGTTGCGATTCAACAAGTAGTTTCATTCATTTAGATTTTAACGGATTTATGCCAGAACGTAGATATCGTTTAGAATTTAAAATAGTAGATGGATTTACCGAGCAATATGTAACAGATTCAGTTTATTTTAAAGTTGTAAGATAGTATGCCATTAGATCCAACATATTACATAAATAATTTATCAATAAAATCCGCAGATCCTAATTTAGTTTCTAGGAATGATGGTGGAAATTTAGTAGAAGTTAAAGATGAATTTTTATATATTGAGCCAATAACATATCAATATGTAAATTCAAACATTAATAATGTATTAACAACTAATTTTAGTTATTATAAATTTCCTTCTAGAATACTTGTCGTTGATGAAGTAGATGTAGATTCTATAACATTAGATGAATTAAACATATCTGATGAACTTAATCAGCCTATAAAATCTAGATATAAATTAAATAAACAAGTAGTACCAAAATTATTATCAGAATCAGAAATATCTATTAGAATTAAAGATGGAACGGTTGATGGAAATCGAGTAGAATTTTTACCAAATTCGACTACCACTACTAGAGATTCTAAAGTTGAATTATCAGTTCAAGAATTACAATTTGATACTATATTAGAGGGGACTCCGCAGTTAACAACAAACCGATTTACTGTAACTGAAGATGTGTTGAATTCAGGTAAAGATATACGATTTAAAGTTAAAATTTCTTTACGATATACATCGGATAATATATATAATAATTATATTGCACGAGTAATACGAATTAATCCGGATACTTCATTGCCTTCTTTATTAGAAGAACGAACCTCAGCACCACTCATTACATCAGATAATACATCTAAAAATTACTTTTTACAAAAAGAAATTGCAGAAGATTCAATATACATAATTCAAAATTCAATTTCTAGAATAAAAACTTCATATGATCAAAATAAACAACAATTAGATGCTGAAATAGAATTACAAGATGAAAAAATAATTAATTATGTAAATGGTGCAATTGGATCTAGTGTTTTAAGTAAGACTAATAACGAACCTCGTATATGGAATGCAATCGTATCGGAGAGAATAATAGGATTAGACCCAACCAAAAGTTTTGAAATCTCATCAACATATGAAAGTTTAGTTCAAGCCCGAGAGAATCAAAGAAATTCTAAACTTACGATATTAAATCAACAAGCTCAACAGCTTCGCGAATTAAATGTAAAATTACTAAATGAAAGTAATACATTACGAAATCTTAATATTAATATTTCTAATTTATTTGAGAATCTTAGTTTGTTAAATGGGGATTATGGTTATTTAAGTCAAACGGATGGCCCATATTTAATCGAATTTGATTTAGTCATACGACGAGAAGATTTAAAATTAAATGATACATATGCTGTCGAATTTGTAAATGGGCCTATAGATATTAGTTCCGGCGGAACCGAGCCAATATTTAATGATGATCAATCATATTGGTTAATTGAAGAAATTTCTGATGCGTCATTACAAGAGATTGAAAAAGACATACAAATAAAACGAAATAAACTAAGATAATATAAAGTTATTAACGATGCTGCAACAATATAAAAATAAAGATAAATTTATAATTGGGCCAAATACAGCTCGTAGATTTTCTGCAAACACCGAAAATTTACTACAAAAAAATATCGTTACTACAGAATTTACAGAACCTTCAGTTGAATTACATATATATTCTGGCGATACTTGGATTTCTGGTAATCATTATGCTACAGTTATACAACAAACTGAAAAATTTTCACAAAAAATAATAAAACATAACCAACAAATTGAATTCAATGGAAGTCCAATTATTTTGGATGTATTTAGTGAATTTAAAAGTTTAGGCATACCTGTTGGTAATTTTAGTTTTGTTGTTAACTTTTTCAAAAACTGTATCGGGTCATATGACAACCAGTATTTATACATTGATGAAATATCACCGGATCGTACGGAAATAAGGTTAAAATTAATTCCAAATGTATCTTCCGCAGGTAAACGTCAGTTTATAGATTATACAAAATTAAACAAAGAACAACCACAAACATCTAGACAATATTATACTCAGTATTTATTAAATTTTAGTAGAAATAAAACAATACCGTATATTAATAGTGTAGTAATCGGTGATTTATTATATGTTAAACTAATTGATCCGCTACCGGACGATTTAGAAGTTCAATTTAAATGTTGGATAGTTGAAGAAAAACGATTACCACATATAGATTTTATATCGCTATATCCTAAAGATATACAACGAACTGTTAAACAATTAGCTAATGCAAATTTTGAGGTTAGTGTTGATGGACAAAATCCTAATTCTGGTACTAATTTAAAATCATTTAATGAGTTATTAGGATCATCTGTTTCTACGTCGCAACAAATACTAGATCGTTATTTTTCTGGAAGTTTAGAAGGAGTACCATTAAATATAGATTATAGAGATTTTAATAACTTTATATTTTATAGTTCGGCTGAACAACGAGTGTATAATTTTAAATATAAATTAGAATTATTAGAATATTATAATTCTCAGATAAATGTATTACAGTCTGTTTCTGGTTCTGCGGCTACTACTAATATTTCGGATTATGTAACATTAAAAACTGGTGTAGTTAGTGAATTTGATGCGTTTGAACGTTATTTGTATTATGAATCATCTTCAATATTAACTACACATGACATACCAGTTTTAAATGCAAATGTATCGGCGCTGACAGGAAGTTATGTATTTCCTGCTCCAAAGTCTAATACATCAAAACCATATTCAGTGTATCCTACTACTAGTAGTATGTTTGTTAATTGGTATGATACATTAATATCATCGGCGTCGTATTATGATTCATTAAATTTAAATCGTTTAATATATTCATTACCAGATTCGTCAAGAAATATTGATGAAGATAATCAATTAACATTATTTGTTGATATGTTAGGACATCATTATGACATTATACATTCATATGTTAAACAAGCATCATTAATATACAAATCAGAAGAAAATCCAAAAATTGGAGTACCAAACGACCTTTTATTATATGTTGCTAAACAATTTGGTTGGAATTTACAAGAAGGAAATCAATATCAAGATTTATGGCAATATTCTCTAGGAACTGATGAATATGGAACTCCATTAACAGGTTCTAATACTGTTGGCGATCCTAGTGTCCCTGGTAAAGAAATGACGAGTCATGTTTGGAGACGAATTGTTAATAATTTACCATATATATTAAAATCTAAAGGAACAAAGCGAAGTGTTAAAGCTTTATTAGCATGTTACGGAATTCCAGAATCAATCATAACCATTAACGAATATGGAGGTCCTAGAACTAATAGAATTCCTATATATGAAAAATTAAATTTTGATTATGCATTAGATTTAATAAATAATTCTTCGGGTACTGTTAAGATTAATTACAATCAACCAATTGGCGCGTATGAGATGCGTTTCCGCACTGCTAATGTGGTGACAACTCCTACTATTCCAAGTACCATGAATCTGGCTACTATAGGCTCAAATGTTATTACATTAAATTTTAGCAGCGGTAATAAAGGTAATATTAGTATAAATGGTTCTTCAACCGGAAATATTGAATTATATGACGGTGGTTGGTTATCGTTATTAGTACAACAAAGTGGGTCTAAATTAGATTTATTAGTAAAAAAATCTAAATATGGTAAAATAGTTGCATCAGTTTCTTCATCTGTTGTAGGATCATTTACATCACCAGATTCAATTATATTAGGTGATACAACTAGTGGTTCTAGATTAGTAGGTCAATTACAAGAAGTACGATTATATAGCGGTAGTTTATCTGTATCTGCATTTGAGAATCACACAAAAGCACCTGCGGCATATGATACTGATACGTCTACATATGATGAATTATTATTTAGATTACCATTAACTCAAAAAATAGATCACAGTTTAACTGGTAGTTTGGTTGGTGTACAACCAATATCATCTTCAGTATCAGCATCATTCTCATTATGGACAACATTAGAACCATATGATTCAATCGAAGAAACTTATTATTATGATGGAATTTCTGTAGCAGTCGGAACAAATGATGATAATAAAATTCGTATTGAGCAAAATGATTTAATTGAAAATACTTTATATGTAAATCAAAGAGCTGAAACTAGTCAATATGATTTAGCTCCATTAGATAGCAATAGAATTGGTGTATATTTTTCACCGCAAACCATGATTAATGAAGATATCATTGCTCATTTAGGATATACGGAAATAGATCAATATATTGGTGATCCTGGAGATGCTGGTCGTACTGAATATCCATTATTAAAACAAGTTGCGTCTGCATATTGGAAAAAATATTTAGACAAGAATGATATGAATTCGTATATACGAATATTCACATTGTTTGATTTATCATTCTTTCAACAATTAAAACAATTACTACCTGCTCGTGCCGAAAAATTAACAGGTATTTTAATACAACCAAATGTTCTTGAACGAAATAAACAGGCTACTATGCCAATTATTAGTAGAACATTTAATTATTATGAAGTAGATACATATGCAACTGCTTCTGCAACATCAGAGTATCTTGTATTATCAGCATCAATGCGAGTACCAGACGAACCATTAAATGGTGATTATTTAACATTATCGGCATCTATTGATTCTCCAGATAATACTATTAATAGTGATTATTTAAGCAAATTAGTAGCTAATGTATCATTAAACCAATATGTAGTAACTGGTTCATCAGATGCTATACCAGAAACTTTAATTGATGTAACTAGTATAAATTATATATCCGGATCTGTTACGACATTATTTGGTGGTGTTAATATTAATTATATACAGTTTAGTAGTAATGGGTTTGATAGCACATTGAATTTTTATTTAACTCAAAGTTCAGATCAACGTTATAAATCTAGTAATTATTCATATAACTATTTAATTAAATCTGGTAGTACTTATATAACAGGATCTTCGCCATATTGGAAAAATGAGCCATTTGTAGCAGCAATTACGTCGAGTGTATATTCTGAATTTTTGAAAAAAATAGAAACATTTATTTCAGGTGGTATTAAATATACAATATCATCTTCGAAAAGTAGTGTTAGTGATTTTAAACCTACTGGTATGGCTAATGCAAAATATAATGGATCTAAAATGTCAAGTCCAGGATTTAATCAACCATCGCCTGATACATATCAAGGTAAACCTGTAGTTGAAATTATAATAGTTAATCCAAATCAAGTTGTATTTAATAATACGACAACAACAAACCCTACGGGTACTTAAAAAAAATAAAAATTAATAATCAATATATTTATATTAAATAACAAAGGAATTTATGGGATATTTAAATAATTCGAGCGTTACTATAGACGCAATTTTAACTATAAAAGGACGTGAATTGTTAGCACAAGGGGCTGACAAATTTAAGATTACTCAATTTGCATTAGGTGATGATGAAGTTGATTACACATTATGGAATACAGATCACCCATTGGGTACTGCATATTATGGTACGATTATCGAAAATATGCCGGTATTAGAAGCAATTCCTGATGAAACTCAAGCATTACGTTCAAAACTAGTTACATTACCTAAAGGCGCTAAAAAAATTCCAATCGTAACTGTTGGTGCTACTACTATAGTATTAAAAAATAATGAAACTTCTCCAATAAAACCATCAACAACTAATATTGCTAATGCAAATGTTAATTTAGGATATACTGCGATTGTTTCTGATAATACAGTATTAGGTATACGTGTTGTAGATCCGATCCCAGGTGCTAGTGCAACTGCGACTTTTTATCAAAATTCAGATGCATCTTCTATATCACTTACCGGTCGTTCGTTTGAAATTACAGGATTAGCTTCTACATTAGAAGATAAATCGGCAATTGTAACAATTGTAGGTAACGAAACTGGTGGTAGTGTATCAATTGCAATTACAGTAAAACGTGTTACTTTATAATTATATAAAAAAAAGATTAAAATATGATACAATTAATTAAAAACAAATACCCAGCAATCGGTCAAACGTTTAGAGGTTCGTATAATCCAGCTGCAGCATTTAGACCTGCAGGTTTTCCGCGAACCGCGTTTGATACATTTGAGACTTTTACACCAGCGAATGGTTTTGATCCAATTTCAGATTTTACGCCTAGGGTTCCATTTAATCCAGTATTTGATGAGCCATTTAATACAGGACGTCCTCCTATTGTTGGTGGACCACCAGTATCAATACCAACACCGGTAATTTCAGGGCCTACTTTTCCAATTGGCGTTAATCCATTTAATCCATCGCAATTTCCAGATCCATATGGGGGTTTCCCACAATTCAATCCAAATGAAATATTTAATCCAGCTGATACTGTAAATTACAGAGGACCGCGTGGTGCATTTGTACCAGGAGGTAATTTTCCAAATATTCCAAATCGATACTTACAACAAGCAGTAACAGGTATTGGTACATTTTCTAGATTTAATATGGCAGAAGATGTATTGCAACAACAAACTGAAATTGTAACAGGTGGTGTTTGGAGTAGTGGTGATGCATCATTAACTACATTCTTCTCTTCATCGGCCCAAACTACATCGCAACGTCGTTATTATGTTGAAGTATATGACGGAATTCCGTCAGCTGAGGGGTCTGCTGCACAATTTTCGTTAGCATATGGTCATGCATTTGGTAGTGGTTCGGATTCTCAAGGTCAATTAAATGATTCACCATCTAGAGCAATATATTCTCAGTATAGAAATTTATTATTAACACCAGGAACATCTAGATTTACAACATATGGTTCTGGTTCTACTAATAGTATATATGCAATTTCATTTAATCGTAACCGTTTAAAAGAGCGTTTAGATCCAGGAAATTTTGAAATTCCATTAGCGCTAATATCTGGTTCTAGACCGGTTAATGCTACGGGTAGTGTTGCAATTTCAAGTTCAAATGTAGTATTTACACTAATTGATGATTCTAGTATTAATACAGGTTCATTTACAGCAACAGGTGGTAGAGTTTATAATATAGTTTCTGGTTCAATTACATCGGGTGTACATAACCCATCTACTCCTATATATTATGGTGTATCATATCCTGATTATGGTGCTGTAATATTAGATGGAAATGTTTTAGATCAAAAATTAAATTTCCAAACAGGTCAAGCAACTAGTATAGAAGCAAACAACCATTTTGCATTATTTAGATCAATATCTGGTTCTGGAACACTTACTAATCCTACAACTACGGATCCATTTGGATTCTTAGCAAGAAATTCTGAAAAAATTACAAGTACACATTTCTTTGTTCGAATTAAAAATGGTCAATTTAATTATACTAATAATCCAACTTTCATTACTGGAAGTAATGGTGACGTTTTAACATCATTCTTAACTGATCCTGTAACTTATATTACAACTATCGGTTTATATAATGATCAACAAGAATTATTAGCAATTGCAAAAGTTAGTCAACCAATTTTAAAATCATTTAGTAGAGAATCATTGATTCGAGTTAAATTAGATTTTTAAAATAATTAACCAATAATAAGACCCTGTTATATTTATTTAATATAAACAGGGTTTTTTACTATTATGCCAAACGATATTATTAATTTAGATTCAATATATTCAGATGAATCGGCTACCGTATTTAAAAGTATTGATATAGATGATGTAAATCTTACACCATTTTTATCACATAAATCTTGGATAATAACTTCTGGTAGCGCTACTAGTTCGGTATTACCGCTAACAGCAATTTATTCTGATATATCTGATTTACCACCACTTGGTACCGAACTAACATATATTAATCTCAAAAATATCGATAACTCTTTACAAACAGTAACATATTTTTCAGTTAATCATTTATTTTATAAAAGAAAAAATCAATTTAATTCATTCGGTAATTCTAACTTAAATCAAATAAAAAAATTTTTATATCAAAGTGCATCGATATTATCATTTCCAGGAAAACGCGTTGGATTATATATAAAACCAACTTCATTTGAATTAACTACAGTTATTCCAAATATAACAACGGGTTCTGGAGTATATGGTTCTGGAGTATATGGTGCGGGTATATATGGTGCGTCATCTAGTATAAATTATACGATGCATTTAAAATCAGATAAATATGGAAATTTATATGACACTTCAATTAATTCTAGTTCTATAGTATCAGGAGTTGTTTTTTATGAAGGTTTCAATGAATATTTTGATACTAATAGAATTTCATATGAATCTTCGAATGTGACATATACTGGTGGTGTTAATACAAATGATGGTATATCTAATATAATCGGCTTATCGGCTAAATTTAATGGTAATGGTTATATAAAACAAAATTTAGATCAAAAATTTAATAGAGATGGAAATTTTGCAATATCATTTTATATATCAGCATCTACATTTTCAGGAACAGATAAATTAATATTAGCTAAATCTAATCAATCTAATAAACAATATCCATTTAAATTAGAGTTGAGTGGTAGTAATCAAATTAAATTTACAGCAGCTGCTGATAATGATTTAAAATTAACAATAACTTCATCAATATTACCAAATGGTTGGAATCATATAATATGTCAAAAATCTGAAAGTTATATGCAAATTTACACAAATGCTAGTTTAGAATATTCTGCTAGTAACCCGGCATTTGTGATTCCAAATACGTGGGCAACCGCTAGCGGATATATTGATAACACAGATCCATTGTATATAGGTGGGTTTGGCACTAATAGCTCAAATCTAACGGGCTGTCTAGATGAAATTAGAATCTTTAATAAGTCATTGACAACTAGCAATATAAGTGCGTTAAGTAATAGATCTATTACCGGCTCTATGTTGCAAACAAATATTGTTGGAAATGTATATCATGAGCAAGGAATGGTAATTATTTCTAGTCCAAATATTTTATATAAAGATTTAATTAATACTCCATTTACTGCTAGTTATCGAAGCACAGTTAAAACTACAGAAATGTCTGTTGTTGCTCGTGTACCTGCGGGTGATTTTAATATGAGTTTGAATAAAACGTTATTACGAGATGATTTAGAAACATATCAAACATATACAACGAGTAGTGTATTTTCTCCATATATAACAACGGTTGGATTATATAGTCCCGGTGGTGTTTTAGTTGCAGTTGCAAAATTAGCACAACCAGTAAAAAAACGAGATGATGTAGATTTAAATTTTTTAGTACAAATTGATTTAGATTTAGAATATAATAAATAAATAAAAGGATAAAACATGATTAATTTAAAAAAATTAATATTTGAAGATAATTTTGGCGGCGGTGGTCAACGTGGTGGTGGTTCTGGTAAAGGAACTGGTTATTATAAAGATCAGGTGTCATATGACATATCAACTCCAATAGTTTTAAATAAAGATAAATTTAAAACAGGTACTGATACAATTGATACGTCTAGTAAAGAATATATAAAATTGAAAAATATTTTAGCTAATTTACCTACATCAAAAACAAAACTAGATATTAGTATAATTGGTAGTGCATCGACAGTTGGAAATGACCAAGGATACGATAATAAAGGATTAGCATTAAGACGAGCTGAAAAGTTAGCAGCACAACTTATGAAAGATATCCCAGGCTTACGAGATAAAGTTAATCTTAAAATTACAGGACAAGTAGTACCACAAACTAATGTTCCTGAATCTCCACAAGCATTAGCAGCACAAAAAATTACTGTAATATTCAACCAAAAAAATAAACAATCAACTTTTGTACCTATAGAAGTTGATAATACCGCAGCAAATATTAATAAATTTCGACCACTACCAGTTAAAGACAAGGATGATGACGATGAGGAACAAGATATAATTGGAGATTTGCAATCTAGAATATGTATTAAAATTGATGATAAATATATAAACGATTATAAACAAATGATCCGTGATTTTAAATTAAAACATGGTTTGAAAATAGTTCCAATTAGTATAACTAAAATTTAAAACGGTTTAAAAATGATTAATTTAAAAACATTATTATTCGAAGGATCATCACAAGTTAAGTTAACAGAACCATTTACATTAAGTGATAACGATCCATGGGAATATTACGTAGATGATAAAACTGAAATCGTATATACTAGAAAAAAGGGTACGACAAAATGGTTAGATATGAAATCTAGATTATCTGATACATCATATAAAACAGCTGTTAATCGAATACTTAAAGGACCTAGATTATCAATTAATTCCGATGATAATAAAAAAGATACAGACCAAGATAATAAGAAAATTAAAAAACATGATCAAGGCATAACCAGAGATGATTTAGGATATATTATTTCAGGAAAGTCGTCTGTATATGGCAAAACAATATCATTACGTACTAATATGCAAAATGCCGGAATTGTTATATTAAAACAACTTGATATTGACGATATCAATAGAAAAATGGGAACAATCGATCATGGGGTCACAGATGTTGTAACAACGTTATATCCAGAAGAATCAAAATATTATCAAGTAGGCGATATAAAAACAATAACTATGCCAATGGACCGCGGAGCATATAGTAAACAAGAAGATCCGAATTCGGGACGTAAATTTACATATTTATATATTGTTGGAACAAATGGATATAAAGGATGGATTCCATCAAATACAGTTAAAATTAATAGTTAATTATGGCAAAAAATCATTGGCACTCTGCGGGTAGTAAAACTCGCAGCGAGGCTTATAAATACGGTTATAAATCTGGATTGGAATTATCTGTCTCAAAACAAATAGAAAATACAGAATATGATTTGAAATATGAGACAGAAATCATACATTATATAGTACCAGAGCGCAAAGCAAAGTATACCCCAGACTTTGTTTTTACTAAAAAGAATGGCGAATTAATGTTTGTAGAAACTAAAGGACGATGGACTGCAACTGATCGTCTTAAAATGAAACACGTTTTAACTTCGAATCCAGGAGCAGATATTCGAATGGTTTTTCAAAATCCAAATCAAAAAATATCAAAAGCATCTGCAACTACGTATGAAATTTACGCAAATAAACTGGGTATAAAACATGTTGCAAAAAAAGATATTCCGACGGAATGGATGGCAGAATGTTTGAAAAGTGGTGAAGAACCGAAGGTAACATGTAACTTTTTTAATTAAAGGTTGGATTTGTGAAAAATATTTAATATATCATTCAGTAATTGAATAGGTTATTTAATTAATAGATTGATTCATTTATTGAATCGATCGTTAGACCGAATGTCAATTTGTGTCTGACTAATAATATAATTAATTAATATTATTTTGAATTAGTTAATTAATTTCATATAATATTATTATGTCAAATATGCAATTATTACAGTTAATCGAATCAGTCTTAGGTAAAGGAAAGTCGACATCTGGAAATAACATTGCATTCTTTTCTCCATTCGTTTCTCATTATAAACCTAAATTAGAAATTGATATCAATACTAATCATAATGGAGAAAATCCATGGCATTGTTGGATATCTGATAAAAAAGGACGTAGTATTTCGTCTTTATTTAAACAATTAAATTTAGGTAAAGATAAATTTGAACAATTAAATCGAATATTAGAATCTAGCAAGTATCGTGTTAATATTAAACAAGATGTTAAACATGTTACGTTAACATTGCCTGAAGAATATCGTCCATTATGGATATCTAAAAAAACTCCTGATTATAAAAATGCAATGCATTATTTATCTGGTCGTGGAATTACTATATTTGATATTCTTAAATATCGAATTGGATATTGCGAAGCCGGTAGATACTCCGGCAAAATAATTATACCTAGTTATGATGTAAATGGTCAATTAAACTATTTTGTGTCTAGAGCATTTTATAAGTCAGATTCACAAAAACATAAAAATCCAGATGTTTCAAAAGATATAATTGGTTTTGACATGACAATTAATTGGTCTCAGCCAATTGTTTTATGTGAAGGCGCATTCGATGCAATTGCCGTTAAACGTAACGCAATTCCACTTTTTGGTAAAATTATTCAACCTGCACTACAAAAGAAAATAATAGAAAAACGAGTAAAAGACATTTATATATGTTTAGATGCTGATGCAATTAAAAAAGCATTAGATATTGCAGAAAAATTTATGGGAGAAGGTTTAAATGTATATTTAATTGAATTACAAAATCAAGATGCCTCAGAAGTGGGCTTTAAAAAAATAAATGAAATTATTAATAATACTAATGTATTAACATTTGAACGTTTAATGCAAATAAAATTAGGTATGTTATGGATATAAAACATATAGACACTTATCATGATAAGTTAGAAAAAATTATTCACGTTAGCGATATACATATTCGTACATTGAAACGCCATCGTGAATATCGAGAAGTATTTAAAAATATGCACGATAAAATTGAGCAATTATCAACACCTGGAACTATTGCGGTAGTAACTGGCGATATTGTGCATAGCAAATTAGATATGTCTCCGGAGTTAGTTCAAATGCTTGTAGAATTCTTTAATGGATTTACTATACCTACTGTAGTTATATTAGGTAACCATGATATGAATTTAAATAATATGCACCGAGTAGATGCAATTAGTCCAATATTAGATGTAATACAAAATCCTAATATTATTTTTATAAAAGAAAATGGATTATTTGAAATTGGTGGAGTTGTATTTAATCATATGGCAGTTGATGTAGCCCCGGTAGACTATATTCGAGCAAACCAATTTGATGCACCATATAAAATTGCACTACACCACGGAGCTGTGAATACTGCCAAAACAGATATCGGATATCAAATTACAAATGAAAATGTAACTACAGAATTATTTGACGGACATAATATTACGTTATTAGGAGATATTCATAAACCAGCTCAATTTTTAAATGATGAAAAAACTATTGCTTATCCTGGTTCTTTAATACAACAAAATCATGGTGAAGCATTAGACCATGGATTATTAGTATGGGACTTAAAAACAAGTAGTGCTGAGTTTGTACAAATTCACAATGATTATGGATATGTAACATTAGAAGTAGAAGATACCAATATTGTTAATGCACCGATTAGAATGCCGAATAAACCTCGAATTCGAATTAAATTTAAAGATACGTCAGCAGCTGATATGAAAAAGTTGATTGCAAATTTACGCAATCGTTATGATGTACAAGATATTACAATTCAAAGAAGTTCAACCGGATTAACTACTAATTCTAATACATCAATTAGTATTGGAAATGTACGAGACGTTGAATATCAAAACACATTGTTATCAGATTATATTGCAACTACGTTTCCACAAGCAACTGCAGAAGAAATGGATGCAATTAGACATATTAACCGAACAGTTAATTCAAAATTACCTGCTGTAGAATCTGTTAGACATATGACATGGCACCCAGTATCATTTGAATTTGATAACATGTTTTCATATGGCGAATTAAATACAATTGACTTTACAAATCTTAAAGATGTATGTGGTTTATTTGCTGCAAATACAAGTGGTAAATCTTCATTGCTAGATGCAATAACATATACTATTTTTGATAAATGTAGTAAAACAGGTAAAGCACACGAAGTATTAAATAATAAAAAATCATCATTTAGAGGTAAATTTACTTTTGAATTAAATGGAACTATATACACTATTATTCGTGAAGGTATAAAAAATAAAAACGGACATGTTAAAGTTAATGTTGATTTTTATACAGAAACAGAAAATTTAAATGGTGAAGAACGTAGTGAAACAAATAAAAATATTCGTAAATACCTAGGCACATACGATGATTTTATTTTAACTGCATTTTCATTACAAGCAGACAACAATAATTTTATTGAAAAGTCACAACGCGAAAGAAAAGATTTATTATCGCAGTTTTTAGACATTACAGTATTTGAACAATTATATCAATTTGCAAATGAAGAAATAAAAGAAACTGCTGGTAAATTAAAAGAATATAAGAAAACGGATTTTTCTACAATTATAAATGATGCACATAATATTATAACAGAATATCAACAAGATATAATTGATTTAGAAACTGAAGAAACTGATTCACAAGAATCTAGAAATACAAAACAACAAGAAATTCTTCAATTGATTGAATCTAAATTACCGACTACATATGATGGTCCAAATATAGATTTATTAAAAAAACAAGAAAAAACATTAACTGCAAAAATTGAAACGTTACAAACTGATATTGAATCATTGGAAACAACTATAGATGATTTAGTTCAAAATATCGATGATAAAAAAACATCAATATCAACATATGATGTAAATTTAATAAATAAATCAGTTAAGGAATATAGTAAAATTCAAAACGAAATTAATGATGTTACACAATCATTAAAAAAACAACGAGGAGTTGTAAATGCAAAACAAGAAAAAATTGATCACCTTTCCGAACATGAATATGATCCAAACTGTCAATACTGTACATCTAACGTTTTTGTGCAAAATGCAATTGAAGCCAAGAATACAATTGAAGCAGATAAACAAGTATTAACGGATATTGAAACTAATATTAATGTATTAGAACAAAGTTTAAATACTTTGCAAGAATATGTAACTAAACAAGATGAACTAAATAAATTACAACAACAAATAGATACTTATGAAAATTTATTGGATCGTAATGAATTGCAATTGCAAATTTTAGAAAATGAATTACAAACTCGGGAGTCGGAATTAGAAACATGTTTAGAACGCCAAGACTTATTTAAACAAAATGAATCAGCTATCAATAAAAATACTAGTGTTGATTCTGAAATTACTGTGTTAAAAAATAATATTGACAATATAACTTCTGAAATAAAAACAGTTACTGAATCAATTCGTTCTAAACATGGTAAAATTGAAGTTGCAAAAACTACAAAATCAAATGCATTAGTTCAATTGGATAAATATAAAAAATTAGAAACGGAATATAAAGCATATGAATACTATTTAGAATCTGTTAAACGAGACGGAATTCCATATGATTTAATTTCTAAGGCTATGCCTAAAATTGAAGCTGAGATTAATAATGTATTAAATCAAGTTGTAGATTTTAATATGGTATTACAAAGTGATGGTAAGAATATTAATGGATATATTATTTATGATGAAGATAATTTCTGGCCATTGGAATTAACTTCCGGTATGGAAAGATTCTTATCGTCATTAGCAATTAGAATCGCACTTATAAACGTATCAGCATTACCTCGTCCTAACTTTATAGCAATAGATGAAGGGTGGGGAAGTTTAGACGCAGAACATATTTCAGCAGTAGTTAATTTATTTGATTATTTCCGAAATAAATTTGATTTTTCTATAATTATATCTCACGTAGATACAATGCGTGATATGGTTGATAATTTAATTGAAGTAAATAAGATACAAGGATTCAGCCAGATTTGTCATACTTAATATTTATATAAAATGAATATCAAGTTGACATATGAAGAAAAAACAACCGGTTTATAAAAGATTAGATACAGTACCTGTATTGTTTACTGATCAATCAGAATATTCGCCACAAATATTTGACATAACAGATTATCCTAGCAGATTAACTGCGGGTAAAAATATCTTAAGATTTAGGGGTAATTCGGCAAATTTAGCGCAGAATGCCCCTTTAGATATTGAGATATTAGATTATAATGGCGAACCTATATATCATGAAGTTACAAATTATATTGCAGAAGACAAATCACGAGTTGTTGTAATATATATTTATCCTGATACATCGCCAGGACCTGCCACATTAACATTATTAACTGAAGTACAATTCGTTAATGGACAACAAGTCCCAACGGAATGGTCTGGTACATTTAATGTACGTTGGACTAGAACTATTTATGTTAATCCAACATTAATAAATGAATCGGAAATTATTTTTGAGGAATTACCTACAATTGAAATAGAAGAGCAAGTAGGCGTTCAATTAAATCGAAATTATTCTATATCGCAATTTCCAACATATAATACCGGTACTGTTAAATATGTATCATTAAATAATACTCCTACGTTAATTATTCAAGGTGGTGCATTTAGTGCATCAATGGTCGGTGGAACTGTAACTGTTAATACACC